GATTGATTGATACCTGAGAAGTTCTTCAGAAGGGAGATGGTCTTTTCAGAGAGTTGCATGTTTTGAATCATCGATTGGGATACTCTTCACGGGTGGTGGATTTGTCGCTGAAATGCATCAGAAGAACAGCATAGTGCATAATCTTCATGATGTCACGACGTGCAGTGCCTTTCTTATCATAACGAGAGGCATACTTGAGGATGTTGGATCTGCAGAATGCTTCAGCATCACCACAGGCATCGATAAGATCAAGTGTTTGAATCTTATCAGTTCCAGCAGAATAATGTTGGTTATATGTACCAGAAATATAATCGGTTAGTTCTTTGAGAATTGAATCCTCACTATACTTGTATCGATTTGGATCGTTGTTCATGAGTTTAAGGTCAAACGTGTTATCCATAACAAAGGTCATGTTTACCTCTTCAAATTATATCAAGAGAAGGTCTGTACGTCAACAGAATCTTCGGAAGGCATCTCGAAATCTGCATCAACTTTGTCGTAAAGTTCCAGGAAGGATTGTTTGGTTTCATCATCGAAACGATTCACACAAACTCCAATGGACTTACCCTTATCACCAAAGATGGAATAAGCACGGATGATATGAACCAGACGACGGGTAGAGATGATTTCTTCAATACCACCATCATAGAAAGTCTTACGGATGATGTCAGCCCAATCTACAAGTCGTTTGCAGAAGTCCGCATCATCGACACCGAGAGACATTGCAACGTTGGAAACGATCTTGGTTTCCTGAACAGGAGTGGGATATTCCTGTTCAAAGGTCACAGGGAATCGTTCAAGGAAGGCTTCGTTGAGCACGTTAGTTCCAATGAATCGTCCATCGTCTGAACCTTTACCTTTAGTGTTTGCGGTTGCGATGACGTTGAAACCTGCAGTCGGTTGGACGAACTTTCCGATCTTTTTAAGAAAGACTCCATTTCCTTCAAGGATGCTCTGGAGACAGAGAATTTTATTAGAGGCAAGGTCGATCTCGTCAAGGAGCAAGATAGCTCCTCGTTGGAGTGCTTCAATGACTGGGCCATTGTGCCAGACGGTTTCACCATTAACAAGGCGGAAACCACCAATAAGATCATCTTCATCGGTTTCAATAGTAATGTTTACACGGATGAGTTCCCTCTTGAGTTGGGCACACGCCTGTTCAACAGAGAACGTTTTGCCATTACCAGAGAGACCCGTAACGAACGTTGGATAGAAAAGACGGGACTCAATAATTTTTTTAATATCTGAGAAATTACCAAACTTGACGAAGGTATCATCTTTTTGAGGAATAAGGTTTTGTTGAATAGCAGGCATTGCCGCAGGGGCAGTATAAGTCATTTCGAGATCCTGAACGGTCTCTTTGGTTACTTCCAGGTTCCACTTCCCACGACTGACTTTACAATCTTTCAGTTTGTTGGTGATAGTTTGATAATTACAATCGTTCATCGCACACCAAGCACGGATGTCACCAGAACTCACAGAACTACCATAGAGGTTCTGGAGAGAAGTGATGATGTACTCAGGAGACATGGACATGTGTTTTGTTTTAACTGAAGTTATTATAACCATAAAAAAAGGAGGTCCGAGGACCCCCTGTGCAACTTTGGGAAGTGTCCCTATTTTTTATCCATGATGGCGCCTTTACCATACTTGGCAGTGATATCTGCTCTCACAATGTCCATGGCAGACTTGCCTTTACCATATTTCTTTTCCATCTCTTTTTGAGCCATGGTCTTACCAGTACCAAACTTCTTGGTATTGGGTGCCTTTGGAGCACGATCATAGCGTTGGTTACCACCAACACCACCACGTTCCATGCGGCGATCTCTCAGAGAATCTTCAGTCTCCTCACCCATGGGTTTGACACGATTTTTATCGGGTCCTGGTTTTGCTGCACTTCCTCCCTTATATCTTTTTGGAGAGGAACCACATGAAGCTTCAATGATTTCAGAATACCACTCTTCACTCATGTGAAGAATGATTTTGTCTGCGTTTTCACGATCTGCAAAACCATTCTCTACAAGATAATCAACAAGATATTCGTAAGTTTCCTGTTCGTTCATCAAATCATTCCTCTACGAGTGTGATGTTTCCTGCAGCGTCCATGACAATTTTAGGTACTGGTGTCGCAGGTACTTCGATGTCTACAACACCTTCTGGTGCAGGAGGTGCAACAGCTTCTACTTCTGGAGTTGGTGCAGCAACTGGTGCTGGAGGGGTAGGTGCAGCGGGAGCAGGCGCACCACCACCCAATAGATCCTTAAGTCTTCCCATGGTGAGTTCTAACGGCTACTCAATATTTATCAGGCAACCAACTCAATGAACTCACCCAAAATCTTCTTGTTCATCTTTTTACCTTTGAGAGACTTGAAAAACGCAGACTTGATTTGAGTCTTGGTTGCATCTTCTTTCACTTCAAACTCAATATCTTTGGAAAGATCCGTACCAGAGAGTGCAAAGTAAGCATGATATCCAGAGTTGAGAATCACAAAAGACTTGTTCTTCTTCCAAGAAGTTTGCAACTTAGAAAGATCCTTATCCCACTGATAGTAACGACGCATGAAAGAGTTTGCATCACGGGACTCAAGAACACGCATACCAATGAAGTTCACACTAGGGAACTTATCACGGAGATGGTGGATGAGAACATCAGTGAATGAATGGAAGTCATAATCAAACTTGTAGGTCATACCAAGTTTACGATCACGAAGCAGACAGGTACCAGGGTAAATGTTGTTCAGTCCGATATACACTTCGTCTGGATTGAACTTTGCACGACCAACAAACTCTTTGTGGAACTTCAGAGGGCAAGCTTCACCATCGGTCAACACAACACACTGAACCTTCTGCACCTTGTTTTGTTTCTGGAATTGAGGAATGATCTGATGCAATGCAACCAGAGTCTCGTTCAGAGGAGTGCCAGAGAGACTGAGACGACAAGGATGGGTATACATGGGCATTTGACGATAGTTATACCCAAACTCCCTAGAGATCCGCCAGATGTTAATCATCTGTTGTTCCAGAACTTTGACGTTAGTCTTACTGGTGAACAGATTCATCAATGAAAAATTATCTGGAATATTCAAGAGTCCATGTTTCTTCTCGTAGTGACTGGAAAGAGTAATGAACTGACCATACTCATTATAATCATTCGCAAGCCATTCATTCGTGAACGCATATACATCAAACGGGATCGCAACTTTCTTGCAGAACCAGATGAGATTGTAGAGTTGTTTGATGGTGTCATTCATGACACGACTCATAGAACCAGACCAGTCAAGAATGAAGATCAATCCGTGGTTCTTACCATCGTTGATCGTGGTGACTTTTTTGAAGAGATCTTCGTTGTACTTGTAGGTATGAAGTTTAGTGCAGTCAAGAGTACCAGTACTACTACTAGTTGCACGAGCATATGCATCGGCAGACTTGCGACACTCAAACTCTTTTACCATGTAGTTGACTTCTTTCTGTGCATCCCGTTTGAACTTACGGAACTCATTATCAACCTCACCAAAGATTTGTTCGTGAGTATAGTCTTCGATACGTCGTTCGGTAACTTCCCACCAGTTATCAATGTAATCGTGAACTTCCTTGTTGTCTGCAATGACAGTTTTCATGTTCAACTCAGGAATCTCCAGATACATATTCTCCTGTTGATCCATAGATTGAATCAGATCACGAATCGAATCCTCAAGATTATCTGCTGTACGAACCTCAGGTTCCTCTCCTTCAGTCTCTCCACCAAGATCACTGGGCATATCCTCATCAATATTCTCATCGTTGTCAGAGGGGGAGTGGCTGTCCACAGGGGATTGTTGTGGTTTGGACTCATCCAAAGTCTCATCTACAGGTTTGTCATCAGGTTCCTCTCCACCACCTGCATTAGATTCGGTGTTTTGTTTAGTTGCAACTTTTTCCTGTTCCTTCTCGGGTTGTTTGCAGTATTCATAGAGATCCCGTGCAACTTCGAGAACATCCTCAAAAGTCTCAGTCTCACCCATACGTTTGATCAGGATACTCTCTTCGACATTGAAGAAAGGAATATCCACAAGACTACCAATCTTGTAGTACAGGTTAGCACGATCAGCAAGATTGAAAGTAGAGATATCGTCGTCTTTTACTTGAAAGAAATCTTCCTCATGCAGTTCGGTGTATCCACGGAAGAAAGTTTTGTTCAAACCTCCGTACCGACGTTTCATTAGTTTCTCGATACGGGCATCCTCAACCACATTCACGAACTGGTGAGGAATGGATTTGGGAATGTCTTGATTCGGGGTATAGAGTGCGTGACCAACTTCGTGACCCACCAACATGTCATAGACTTCATTGGAAGCCCTGTCCCACTGGGGGAGAATCAGGACGCGAGTGTCAACATTGAAGGATGCAGTTGCAACATTCTTGTGTTCCACAACCAGATCTTCGGTTGCAAGAAGACGAGCAAGGTTTCCTTTGATTTCTTTGTTGACGGGCATGGACTTCCTTTCGTATGAATCCAATATACGACAAAACCCCTGGTCTCCCAGAGGTCATGTGACACTTCTTGAGGTGTCTATAGTAGTTTACTAAACCCTTTGACTTTATCGAACCTCATGACTTTATCGAACTGATCAATGATTCCGTCAGTCTTGTGTGAGATTACGAATACGTGGGCATCTTGAATCACATATCTGATAATCTTGGTAAAGAACTCAGTTCCTGCATCGTCTAGTGAACTATCGAAGATCTCGTCCAGGATGAGAAGATTTGTACTGGCTGAATTTCGCATCTTGGCAATATCCCGCCAAGTGAATAGTAGCGCCAGGTCAATACGCATCTTCTCACCTTCACTGAACGATTCATAACTAAAGTCCTCATGGACTGGTGATTTGATAACCTCCTTAAACTCTTCATCCAACGTGAAGTTGATGTAGAAGTCCATCATCTGTAGATACTTGTTTATCTGCTGGTTCATAACAGGCAGATACTTTTTGATGATTTTAGACTTTACTCCACCATCCTTCATGAGTGAATGAGCGAACTCATAGTAAGTAGATTGTTCTCGTTCTTGTGCAGAACTTTCTTCAGTTTTGCTAAGATCTTTGATTAAACCTTCAAGTACACACTTTTCAGAATTTCTGTTCTGTATTTGGTTGGTAATTTCTTGAACTTCATTTCTGAGAGTTCTGATTTGTCGATTAAGACCAGTGACCTTAACATTGTTTGTAGAAATGTCATTGTTGAGTCTGTTTATCTCCGTAGAATAAGTTAAAAACTTTTGGTCCTTTTCTTGTTCTACATTGATCGCTTCCTCAAGTTCTTTGTATCCGTCATTGAGTTCTTTTGAGTTCTCCTCGATGTCTACAATTTTATCTAGGCGAAACTGCTCCTCAATAGACTGAGTACAGGTAGGGCAAACCGAATTCTCTTGGAAAAACTGGTGTTCTGATACTAAATTTTGTATCTTCTGTTCCAGTTTCGCTTTAATTGTGTTCAGTTTCTTAAGAGTTTTCTTAGAGTTGTTAAGATTCTCTAACTTGGGTTTGAGTTCTGTATCAATACGAGTCATAAGAGACTCATTCTCTTCGGTAAGAGTTACAATTTCACCATCAAGAGATTCAATATTTGATTCTTTTTTCTGGATGCGTTCTCTACCACTCTTCTCAATATCTTTGATAAAGTTCTCTTGCATCTCAATCTTGTCTTCGATCATATCTTTCTTGATCGAAAACTCTCTAATAAGTTCATTAGTTCTACGCATCCTGTCTTTCAGGATAGAACTCATGGTGGAAAAGATCTTAATATCCAACAGATCTTCAACAATGTCCCTGCGGTTTGAAGATGTCAACTGCATGAAGGGAACAAACGTTGCAGAGCCCAGAATGACAGTTTGAGTAAAAGACTTGTAATTAAGTTTCAGAATACTCTCTTCGAGTTTCTTTTGTTGATCCGCGGCTGCAGCATCTTGATCCTGAACCTTACCATCGACCCAGATCTCAAAAACGTTTGGTTTGATACCACGAATTACTTTATATTCTCTAGATCCAATAGAAAACTCAACCTCAACTAGACACTCTTTCTCGTTCACAGAGTTGACTAGTTGGGGTTTATTGATCTTCCTGAATGGTTTATTATACAAAGAAAAGGTAAGAGCATCCAGAATCGTACTCTTACCAGAACCATTCGTTCCGAGGATTAAGTTTGTTTGTGCATCTTGAAAATTTACTTCGGTGAAATTATTTCCCGTACTCAGGAAGTTCTTCCAACGAATCCTATCAAAAACTATCATCAGGTCTAGGTGGTATAACGAACTCCTCAGGAGTAATTATTGTATAGTTATAATTATACTCATGACATGTCTTAATTGCAAGTGCAGGATCTATTTCTGCAACTTCCATCTCTGGGTGCCCATCTGCTTCCAGAAGTAGAGCATATCTGAAAGCATCATCTTGATCTTGAAAAAAGTATAGAGTCTTTTCGCCGTCTTCTTCGACTACTGCATATGCACCATCCTCTTCAATTGCAGTTAGCATGAACATTTACTCTACCTCGCAAGCTTCCTGGTAAACCTCTCTTAATAGTGATTTGACTTTCTCTTTGTCCAGTTCAAAATCAGAGTCTTGAACATATTTATTTAAAATGGTGATAGTGTCTTCCACCTTTTCCGAGTCTAGTTCGACTTCTTCGTCATAGACATCAAGGTTTTCAACGATCTTCAAATCATGAACACCAGACTTATAAACCTTATCAACAAACTTCTCAAACTGAAGTTGATCCGACTTTTTACGAACGATAAGTTTTACAATCTTATCTTTTAGATCTGTTGTGTTGTAAAGTTTGTAGTTAGTATCTTCGTAATATACTTTCTCAAAAATAGTGTATGGATTCTGAACAAACTCAAGTTCAAAAGTTTCTGTATCGAAGAAACTAAATCCCCTCTTATCATTGCAATCATTCCAAAAGAGTTGGTACGGATTACCGATGTAGAAGATCTTTCCATCGTTTGATCTGGTATGATAGTGACCAGAATAAACTGCGTTGAACTTATCGAAGACATCAGTCTCCATACCATGATGTTGAACATTACCAGGATACACTGCGAATCCTTTGAGTTCTAAGTGACCAAATGCAACTTTTGCTTTGGTTTTGGACATCTTCTCAAGAGTCTCTTCACGATTCTCTGCAGAAATCCAAGGAATTAAGAATGTTTTGCATCCACCAACATTATATTCACCTGGTCCAGAAATAGGAACGATATTGTCATACTCTCTCAAAAGGGACTCAATGGAGTTGACATCGTTAGTGTTCTTATAATATGCATCATGATTACCGACAATCTGATGAACCTTGATACCCAGATCTCGGAACCTGTCATAGACATTTTCTTTTGCCCAATCAAGACACCAGAAGTCAATAGACTTCCGACTATCAAATGCATCACCGAGATGAATTACATCTTTGATCTTCCGTTTTTCTAATTCTGGGAAAAAGATGTCTTCGTAGAATCTTTTAAAATAATCATGAAAGGTTTTACTGCCCTTACGTCCTCCGTAATGGGTATCAGTAATCAGTGCAATAGAACTCATTGATACATCTTTGTTTGAATAGCGTCTTTAATGGAATTATACTCTGCGGAATTATAACTGTCACCATCTACAGTGAACACTTCGTCGTAACCAGACCTCTCAATGATTTTGGTACGGATCTCCATTTGTTTCTTCTCCTTCTGGATTCTACGGAGAAACGCATAATGAATGATCTGCGTAAAGTAAGCAAAAGGATTCGAGGATTTCTCAGGATTAAAATTATGAATGTACTGAACGCAATTTTCGATTCCATCACAGATCATGTCCTCACGGAACATATAATTGACAAAGTTCGGTTTGTAAGACAAGTGGGTAGCGATCTTCAAGAAACACTCCCCAAGGTAATTGGTAATACGTGGTTTTGGTTCACCTCTGGTTTCAGCAAGAGCAACACTATCTTTGTAAGCAATGATTGCTGCAAGAAACTCTTTGTTGTTTACATAATGTTCGGATCTTTTACGTTTTTGCATGGTTCCATGAGTCCTTTTTATACTAAGTTGTTCAAATTATAACATTATCCGAAAGACTTGACAACACCTCTGATAATCGATACAATTACTCTGTGGAGTTTCAAAGATCAGCTATTATCTTTAGATTCTTCTTCTTTAGAGTTATAGAGTTTCTCAAACATTTTTCTTGCATCGGTTACTGAATTTACGTAACCTTGCTGACTCTTGAGTTGAGGAGCACTATTTCTCTGTTCTTGTTGTCTTATAAATTTGTGATACATTTCAATTGTTTCATCATCTCTGACTTCACTGATAGTAATTACTCTATCCATGCTCAGTAGAAATGTATCATCATCAGCAAATCGTAACCAAGGATCAATTTTATAACCTTGCATTCCGATATTTTTCATTGCAATAATTTCAATGGTCACTGGATTATTAAGAATCAACATTTGCCTTTCATCCTCAAATGTAGGACAGACAATTGCAAAGATCTCTTCACCAGATATTAATTTTACTACTGCATAGAAGTCTTCTTCCATAAGTTATTCTTTGAGGTTTACTTGAATGAATTCATAGTTAAAGTTCTCTTCATTATAGATCTTAACTCTTTCAATCAAATGATTTAGTGTGTAGTTCTTTCTTGAATTTTTTGTACAATCATCAGCAATATCATACAAAACTGCTTGTGTTTTGTTGTCTCCCTTCCTGAGAACTCTACCAATACTCTGCAGATTTCTAATTCTAGATTTGGATGGAGAAGCAAAGATCACATTATGAAGGTTCTTGATATTAATACCTGTGGAAAATGTTCCGTAAGATGCAACAATGATTGCATTGTTTTCCTTTTCTGTGATTGCTCTGATATATTCCCTTTCTTCTGCGTCCACTCCTCCATGAACGTAAAATACTTTTCTTCCATCCTTCACAGAACTATTTATCGATTCATATAAAGGTTGTCCATGACTTTCCACTCTCTGGAAAAGAATAAGACTATTACCCTTCAGATCTAATGCAAGATTCTTGATAAAGTTATTCCGTTTTTGATGTTGAATGATGAATTGAACTTCATCTTCAAAAGCTTCAAACTCTTGAGGATTGTGTTTTAAGATAATAATCTTGATTTGTAATTTGGATAGATGACCTTTATCAATAAGTTCTTTTGTCTGAGTAACTTTATAAGATGGACCAAACAATCCTTCCAGAACCCACTTATGTGTTTGTGTTCCATCAAGAGTTCCTGTGAAACCAAAACGATATTTTGCATCTGCAAGTTTGGTCATAATATTGACCAGAGACTTTGATTTGAACTGGTGTGCTTCATCACCAATGACTACATCGAATGCATCGTAGAATCCTCTAGGCAGTTTGTAAATGGACTGCCATGTGGTAATCACTACAGGAAACTCATTCGTCTTCTCACGACCGCTGTAGATGCGGTGGCAGTAATCCTCTGCATTCCATCCATAGTCTTGGAAGTCCTTAAACATTTGTTCAACCAAAGACGTTGTAGGAACAACTAGAAGAGTCTTTTGATTTCTCTCTGCAAAATATCTAACAACAGAGTAAATCATCAATGACTTACCTGATGCAGTTGGAGAGATTAACAACTTGCGATTATATCTAAGTGCATCATAAACTGCATCAACCTGATAATCTCTTGGTTTGTGTTTTGAGATTCTGGTCATATAATCTTTGACCCCTTCACGAGAAATCATTTCATTCTCTTCTAAAGGAGTTCCATAGAACTTATTATTTTCAAACTCAATATTGTAATCGTATCTTTTTGCCCAAGAAACTACCTTGTCGAGAAGACCGACATAGATCTCTCCAGTGTGAGTAGAGAACAATCTAATTTTTCCATCCCAATACTTACTCCTGTACTGGGGCATAAACTTTGCCCCTGGTACATCAAAAGTAAAGTGTTCAGATAATTCCTGAAAAATATGCGGTTCTGCCTTCAGTTTCAGAAATACTTCGTTCTTCTTTGCAATTACAATATCAGTCATATCCTCTAATAAATTTCTGCCATTCAATGGCATTTTTCAACTGGTATGTTCTATTTAAGATAGTTTTGATAATGCTATCCAGATAATTCAACATCATCTGGTAGTATTCCATCTTGGTTTGACACCTGATCAGATCTTCATCTGCATCAAGATATTTGTCTAGGTCATTCTTTAGAACCTTATGATCAAAGGGTTTCTCAATATACACATCGGGTTCTGCTTTCCCTGTGTAGTATTGCCACTTTTCTTTTCTTAAAATCTTGTACTTATTTTCCTGAGCTTTCTTCAGAGTCAGGATAGTATTGAAGAGACGATAATATTTTGCATGAAGACTTGGAATCTTTGTGGATTCTGTGTGGAGATTGTCTTCATCTATTTTTGAGTCTTCTTCCCATAGTTTTTGAATTTCATCAAGATTCATATTCAAGGAGGTCATAAATTACATACTTAAAGGTTACAGATGCAGTCGCATACGCTTCATCGGTAGCACTTGCATCAAATTCAATATCAGATAAGGAAGTTGG